GTTGAATCATAAAAAACCGATTATTAAAGTTGATGAAAAGGATAAGGAGGATTGGAATAGTTCGGAAGTGAATGAGAATGTTTCCGAGATTTATTTAAAATACTTCGGACTAGATAACACCGCTTCGACTAACGAGAAGATTAAAGCAAAAATGATTGAGGATTTAAATAAATTGTTTGAGTGATGAAACCACGAGCTATTGGATATGCAGGGTGTAAAAACTCAATTGAAAAAGTAAGTAGTGAGATTGATTTAATGATTAAACAAGTGCCAGAAAAATTATTAAAAAAGCCATTTATATTGATTTCAAAAACGAATTACAGCAAACTTTGTATCGAGTTAAAAAGAAATGTAAGAACCTATAAAGGTTTTAAAGTTAGAAGTATGTAAAATGGCAAAAGAAAAGTACATAGAAACGCCTGAAAAGATGTGGGAACTTTTTGAAAAATATAAACAAGAAGTCAAAAGCAATCCGACTATTGTAAAAGATTGGGTGGGTAAAGATGCAGAGCCTGTTTATAGAGAGAAAGAACGCCCTTTGACAATGGTAGGTTTTGAATGTTTTGTAATGAATAATACGAAAATAACCTATCCAGATTTAACAGATTATTTTGAAAACAAAGATGAAAGGTATTCTAATTATATCCCTATCTCATCGCGTATTAGAGCAGAAATCACAAATGACCAAATCAACGGCGGTATGACAATGATATATTCTCAAAACCTTACAGCACGTTTAAACAACCTTTCAGATAATACAAAAAACACAATCGTAACCGAACAACCATTATTTCCAGACTGATGTTTATTCGAACAACAGCAATAAATAAAATAAAAGCTTTGACTAAATTTGTCAAAGGAATACAAGGAGGCACTTCAGCGGGAAAAACGTTTGGAGTGCTTCCTATTTTAATTGATATTGCAGCCAAAAATAAATTAACCGAAATTAGCGTAGTCGCAGAATCAATCCCGCACCTAAAGCGTGGAGCAATGAAAGACTTTAAAAAGATAATGAAAGAAACGGGGCGTTGGTTTGATAGCCGTTGGAACGCCACAGATTTTAAATACACTTTTGCCAACGGTTCGGAAATAGAATTTTTTAGCGCAGATAACGATGCGAAGTTAAGAGGTGCGCGTCGAGATTATCTTTATATGAACGAGGCTAACAATATGGTCTTTCACGCATATACCGAGCTAGCATCAAGAACCAAGTTAGGCGTTTATTTAGACTGGAATCCAACGAATGAATTTTGGTTTCATACCGAACTGCAAAACGATGATGATGTTGATTTTATCATTGTAAACTATTTAGATAACGAGGCGTGTCCAGAATCAGCTTTGAATTTTATTAATAAAGCAAAAGAAAAAGCAAAAACCTCTAGCTATTGGGATAACTGGTATCGAGTTTACGGACTAGGCGAACTAGGAATGCTAGAGGGCGTTATATTCGAAAATTACGATATTATTGATATAATACCGTCCGAAGCAAAATTAATCGGTTACGGTTTAGATTTTGGGTATTCAAACGACCCCACCGCTTTAGTAGCTGTTTATGATTATGATGGTAAAATTATATGTGATGAGTGTATTTATTCAACATCATTATTGAACTCGGATATTATTAATTTAATGAACCAAGATAAGCGACTACCTATTTGGGCGGATAGCGCCGAACCGAAATCTATTGAAGAAATACGGCGCGCTGGATTCAATATTAAACCCGTTGTTAAAGGTGCGGATTCAATTACATTTGGAATATCGGTGCTTCAAGAAAAAGAAATGTTAATTACAAAGTCAAGTATTAACTTAATTAAAGAATTACGTGCGTATAGTTGGGATTCAGATAAGACAGGTAAGAAATTAAACAAACCTATCGATAGTATGAATCACGCTATGGATGCATTACGATATTTCGCAATGATGGCTTTGGCAATTAAGAAACCACGAAAAATAGTATTAGGGTAAAAAAATAACAAAACAACATTTTTTAGTTAATATAGTATGAAACTCACAATCCCAACTGATTTAAAAGAAATAACCTTATCGCAATACAGACGATACCAAAAGGTCGTTGAAGATAATCCAAATGATGATGTCTTTGTTTGTATTCAAATGATTGCTATTTTTTGTAAAATTGAAGTAGCCGATGTAATGAAAATACCAGCGGTTGACTTTGCAGAAATAGTTTCTACAATATCACAAACGCTTGACCAAAGACCACAGTTAACAACAATATTTAAAATGGACGGTGTCGATTACGGTTTCATTCCGAACCTTGAACAAATAACAATAGGCGAACACGCTGTTATAGATACAACAATTAATAACGAAGAACAAATCGAATTAATGTTGTCGGTTATGTATCGAAAAATCACAAAGAAAGCAAGTGCGTTTTACGAAATCGAAGCGTACAACCCTGATATTGATTTGAGCGAAAAATTCAAAGATGTTCCAATGCATATCGTTAAAGGCGCACAGGTTTTTTTTTGGAGTTTATTCAGCGAATTATTGCAGAATACCCTATCATCTATTCCGAAGATAGCGAAAGCGGAGGGAGTGGATTTGGAAGCGGTTTTTCAGAGCGTTGGGGGTGGTATCACTCTTTTATCAGAATCGCAAGAGAGCATAAAATCAGAGTTAAAGATGTGGGGGGAGAAAATCTTCACGAATCACTCACGCTATTATCTTACTTAATTGATGAAGAAAAAGAACAAGCGCGACAATTAAAAAAAATAACTAAATGAACCAGTATTATAAATGTTTGAATTTCATTCGTGAGAGTTTGCGTAATGCACCAATGGTGAATACTATTACTCAAGGCACGGACATTGTCGATAACGTTAAAAAAAATATTTTTCCGTTGGCTCACGTTAATATTTTAAGAAGTTCAATTGGTCAAGATGTAACAATGACTTTCGAAGTTGCTGTTTTAGATATTCGAAATATATCAAAGATTAAAAGCAACGATAAGTTTATTGGAAATGATAATGAGATTGACAATTTGAACACTTGTCATGCAATTATAAATTACATGGTTACGAAAATGCAAATGAAGCGTAACGACGACGATATTGAAATAGAGAATATTTCAGATGTAACACCAATTTTAATGGAGTTCTCAAACATGCTAGACGGGTGGAAAATTGAAATAACATTATCTATTCCGAATAATGAAATGACTGTTTGTTGTGAAGACTGATGAAGTAAATAAAGCATTGACCGAGTTTGGAAAGCACGTTATCGAACGAGCAAAAGCCAATTTAAAAAAAGGTGGTAAATACGGTACGCACAACACAAGTAACTCATTATCAAACTCTTTATCATTTCAATTAAAAACAAGCGACAGAAGTATTGCTTTTGATTTTTATGCGGAGGAGCATTGGAAGTTTTTAGATTACGGTGTCAAAGGGAAAGTTTCAAGCGCAAAAGCACCGAACAGTCCGTTCAAGTTTGGAACAGGTACAGGTAAAAAAGGAGGGTTAAGAGGCGCAATTGATAAGTGGGTTGTTAGAAAAGGATTGGCTGGCACGCGTGGAAAAGATGGTAAGTTTTTAAGCCGTAAACAAATGGTATCAATGATAAGCCGAAGCATTTATCTTAAAGGAACTTCTGAAACAAAATTCTTTCGCAATGCTTTTGAAAAATCATTCGAAACATTAGATGACACATTGGTTGAAAAATACGGATTAGATTTAGAAACGTTTTTAAAATTCACACTAAAAGAAATAAAATAAAATGATAGTAATATATGCTCGAAGCCCTTATACGGTCGTGGTTGATGAAGCCACGCAAATAGGAAGTAAGATTGAATTGCGTTTGTGGCATCAAGGAGAAACAAAACCTACTGATGCAACATATACTTTTTCAAAATCTAATCCGTCAACCGAGCAAATTACAACCGAATACAACATTTCTCCATACATAAAAGACTTCATTACTAATATTAATCCGTCATTAGATGTTCAAGTAGAAAGCGAAGAACCTGATATGTGGGTAAAAGTAGAGTTAAAGACTTTTTATACCGAAGATGGCGTTGACTATACATTGATTGATACATTTGATTATGTTGGCGTGAATGGATTTACGTTAGCTAAAAATGGAGCAAATCAAATCAGCGATGATATACTGGTTTATTTGATTTCCGACCAATACAAAGTATTAACGAATGATGGGGCGACTAATTTTGAAAGCTCACAGAACGTGCCTTACTTTAATATATTAGTTGATTGGGAAGCAAATACAGGTGAGCAGTTAAATTTAATTTATAAGGATTTAGCTGGCGGAAATATTTTTAGTTTCACCGCGCTAGATGATGGAAACGCCGTTGGCATATATGCTTTAAAAATTCCATATCGTTGTGAGGGAAGCGCATATATTAATGGAAACACAATAGAGGCTCAACATACAGGCAGACTATCAAGATACACAGCTATTGTATATCAAACAGTATGCGAACAAAAATACACGCCAGTACGATGTGATTTTATTAATCGTTACGGCGGATGGCAAACAATTACTTTTTTTAAAGCTAGAACCGATGCATACGAATTTAAAAGTTCTGAATTTAAAACATTGCCGTCATCTTGGGATTATAACCCGTTACAAGGTCAAACAAAAACATTTAACCATACAGCAACTCAATCAACTATCTTAAACACAGGTTATGTTGACGAGAATTTTATTGAAATATTATTTGACTTGTTTGCATCTGAAACGATATTAATCGATAACGAACCAGTAGTATTGAAAGGAAAAACATTACCAAAGAAAACCAGTATAAAAGACAAAATGATTAACTACACAATTGATTTTGAATATTCGTTCAACCTTATAAACGATGTACACTAATGGCGGTAGCTATATACATATACATTGACGAGTTGATTGACGATGTGCTTACACCAGTAGCACACAGAATTGAATTGTTCAAGGATGAAGAAATCAGCATAACATCTTCAATTCAAAACTTTAGGGATTTAGGTAAAATATTCACCGATTACTCTCAAACGTTTACGGTTCCGGCTTCTGCGCACAACAATAAGATTTTCAAATATTGGTTTGATAGCGAGGTCGGGGCGACTTCTTTGGATATTCCCACAGATGTAGATGGTGCTTTTGACCATAGAATATCATATTATTCATTTATAGAAATAGACACCATCCCTTTTAGGTTTGGTAAATTGTTGCTCAAAGGCACTAAGAAAGTCAATAATAAGATTGAAAGCTATTCTATACAATTTACAGGGAATTTAGTACAATTGAAGGAAAGATTCAAAGAAGATAAATTAAATTCATTATTTTATTTAGACGAAGATGGTATAAGAATCAGTTTGTACGATGAATTAAATCACGAATGGAATTTAACAGAAGTTGAAAATAGAGTTACAGATGCGTCAAGCGTTGTGTGTTATCCGTTAATAGGAACTAAAAGAAAATTGTGGTTAGATAGCGGAGTGCCAAGTAAAGATATTTCAAACCCAGCGGGAAAACTAATGTTTAATGAAATATTTCCAGCACTTCAGGTTACTAAAATATTAGAATATATTCAAACGTGTTATGGGATTACTTTTTCAGGAGCGTTTATCCAATCGCTTACATTCAGTAAACTATATTTATATCTAAAAAATCAAAACGAATTAGATATAAAACTACAACAGTTAATGATTGACTTCGATTCTAAACAAGATTATACAGAAGTACTTGGCTCTCCTATTGGTGGCTCGTCAAATCGGTCAGATTATAAGTTTGACGACTTAGATTTAACCACAAATACAGTTACGTTTGATATTGATTATGCTCCTTTCTTTTCTCCGTTTACTTCGCTTCCTTTGACTTGGAAATATAGAAAATTAATATTGTCAATAACAACAGCCTCATCAAACGCATATAATATTCATGTTTATAACAACGGACTATTATATATAACATTCTCAGGATTGGTTGGGAACACTAATAATACTATTTTTCAAAATAATGGCTTTGGTTCAAACTCATCTTCTAACGATTATACGGTTTACAATTTCACTTTTTTTGTTTCAAGCGAATCTGGAATAACATTTACAAGTACTATTACGCAATCTATTGTAGTAGCGTCATCTGATGCTTATACAGGAATAGGCGGACCAATTCCTTTTCCAACTCAAACTCAAATATTAAGAGGTTATGGGAGCAGTCAAACAACATCCTCATATATTGATATTAAAAGTTTTGTCCCAGATATTACGGTAGTTGATTTTATTACTGGATTAATAAAAATGTTCAACTTAATGGTAATACCAGTTAACGAAACATCATTTTATTTACAACCATTAACTAACTATTATGATGATGGCAAAACTTGGGACTTAACGCAATATGTTATAACAGATAGTATCGATATAGACCCTCCAAAACTTTATAAAAAAATAGATTTTAAATTTGAAAACTCAGAAAACATTTTAAATAATGCATTTAGAGGATTATTTAATAGAGAGTATGGTGATTTAGGGTTTGAAAATAAAAATAGCGCATTTGCAGAAACGTATGAAATTAAAGTCCCTTTTGAAGACTTCATGTTTGAAAGAGAAACAGGAACAGATTTTATAACAGCCACAATTTTTGATAAAGATTTGCAACCATATATTCCTAAGACTAGTTTAATTTATAATAATGGATTGCAATCCGTGTCTCCGTCTATTAAAATAGCCGATAACTCAACAACTGATACAATAACGAGTTATGTTAGATTTACAAATGAATTAATGCTGGCAGCTACTGATTTATCTTATACGCAAACATTAAACTGGAGTGCTGAAATATCATCTTGGAGTTTAGCAACTGCATTCATTGGACTAAATCAAAAGTTTTACTCTAGCTACATTGAAAACCTATTCAATCAAAGAACGAGAGTGGTTAAATTAAAAACCATTCTGCCAAATTCTGTTTTGTGCTTCCTTAAACTTAAGGATAAAGTAGTAGTATCGAATAAAAAGTATATCATCAACACGATGACCCCAAATCTAGCAACTAAGGAAACGAGTTTTGAGTTAATCCTAGACAATAGCACGAACATTCCTAACAGCAACAACACAGTGTTGAGACTATCTAATATAACCACGCTGACACTTGACAACACAGCTCAAGAAATAGAAGTCCAGATATTTTTAAAAGACAACGATTTGTGGAGAAGTAAAGTAGCTACTGGTTTTTTACTAGGCACATACTCAAGTGGCGGAAATATCTATAAAGATGGTTTGTTAACCGTGAGCGTTCCCGCAAATGCAACCGGACTCGAAAGGCAAGATGGAATATTAATCGAATACTTTAAGGGCACGGACTCTTTTGTGTTCACAATACCGGTAACTCAAAATGCTTAATCAAATATTACAAATGCTACAAATAGCACAAGATTACGAAAACAGCGAGGTTATATCAATCGCAAAAGGTAAATATCAATACACAACTAATTACAAAGAGTTGTTTAAAAAAGCGATGAAATGGCAATCGAAAAAGTAATAGATATAAATGTAAAAGGAAACGCCGATGAAGCGGTTGGTTCTTTACGTTCGCAATTAAGATTAGCTCAAGCCGATGTTGCTGCTTTGTCTGATAAGTTTGGGGCAACGTCTAAGCAAGCTACTGAAGCAGCTAAACGCGCGGGAGAATTAAAAGATAAAATCGCAGACGCAAAAGCATTAACGGATGCGTTTAATCCAGACGCAAAATTCAAATCTTTAACAAGTTCTTTAGCTGGTGTAGCTGGCGGGTTCGCTGCGGTTCAAGGAGGCATGGCTTTAATTGGTGTTGAATCAAAAGATGTTGAAGCTACATTATTGAAAGTTCAGTCGGCAATGGCTTTGTCAACAGGACTACAAGCCGTCGGCGAAAGCATTGATAGTTTTAAACAGTTAGGCGCAGTAGTCCAGTCAAGCACGGCGTTCAAAAAACTAGACACTTTAGCTACAGCAGCAGCTACGGTTGTGCAAAGATTATTTTCAAGCGCGGTAACTACTACAGCAGTATCTTTTAATGTATTAAAAACAGCTATTGTTACAACTGGTATCGGCGCATTAGTAGTTGGCTTAGGGTACTTAGTATCTAAAATGAACGATAGTTCAGACGCGACTAAAGAACTGACTGAAGAACAAAAAAGATATAACCGAGAATTAGAGTATGGGAAGACATTAACCGAAGATGTGGCTAAAAGTATTGACTACAATACTCAAATCGAATTGGCTAACGCAAAAAGACGAGGAGATTCTGACAGAGAATTGACCAAAATCAAAGTCGATGGCGTTAATGCAAAATTAAAATCAAACACCGATGAGATTAATAGTATTCGAGCCACACAAACCGAAGAATATAATCTTACAGCCGAACAAATAAAAAGGATTGCGGAATTAAGAGCATCTAATTTATCACTTGAAAGGCAAGCTAAAATCGAAATAGCGAATTTTGATGCAGACCAAGCAGTTAAAGCACGTGAAGCACAAAAGAAAATTGACGACGAAAAAGACGCAAACAAAAAGAAACGACTAGAAGCAGCAGCAGCACAGGCTAAAAAAGATGCAGAGGATTTAAAAGCTGCTTTGCAAGCTCAACGCGACGCAATCCAAGCGAGTGAATTAGAATTGGCTACAGCAATCGGAAACGCACAAGACAAAAACGCAGAGGCGTTTATGGCACGTGGCGAAGCAGAAGAACGGGCTGTTAATGATAAGTATTTCCGATTAATTGAACTAGCTAAACAACAAGG